TATCATACTGAGGTAATTGAATAATCATATCATTATGTACACTAGAACCCCAACTTAAAATATCATCAGCAGTAAATCTCTTGCTCTGAGTTTCCCACCACTTTCTAGTACATGTTGTTGCTAGTATATCATATATTTTATTATGATACTGAGCAACTACTTCATCATATACTTCTTCATCTTTATTTGCTTCTTGTCTATTATCTGGTCGTGTTGCTAGTCTTTGGTTTAAAGCAAAAACAGGTAATGTATATGACTTACCAACTTGATATATTAACCAGTCATCACTACTATAACATTCTGGTGGAACAGTAACATCTCTTAGATCATTCTTCAATTTAAATGATCCATCAGGTTGAAGATGTAACTTCTTTAACTTCTCAACAAAGTGTCTGTTAATGAGAATACATGCAGCAGATGAACTCTCACCAATTCTAGGTGATAAGTGCATTCTTATATAATCATTATGGCAATAGTATAGTTGTACTATATCCCAATCATATGGTAAATTATTATATAAAGTCTTCCAATCAAATGGCCAATGCTCTATTAGATCTAATGCCAAATCATCCTGTATCAAAAGCATATTTTCTGATATACCAGAATCATACCAATCAATAAATGTCCAGAACTCATTCATTACAATTGATGCATCAGATGGAGCAAGAAGCATCAAGTCTAATTTATGACCCCATTCACTTATTTTACTTGTATGAAATCTATTAGCAGATACCCTAGTATAATCTGTGATACCCCACTTACTAAATTCATTCTCAAGGTGTGCCTTCCTCTCAGTTCTATGATCCATATTTAAATAAAATATGGGAGGCAACCCCTTCAGTTTATCATCAAAACTTGTCATATTTAAATACACTCAATCCTGGTAAGTAAGGATAATCCTTGTAAGACCATTCCCTAGTTGGTTTTACCAATGCATCCTGAAATTTATCTATACCTTCTGCTGCTTTTTCTGGAGTCATATAATAATGATAACCCATAACATCTATATCTTGATCTCTCCAAGGTCTATAAAAATCTCTACCATCACATGACATCTTCTTTAGATAATAATATGCTTTAGGATCATCAGTAAGAATCATACCACCACGTCCTAACGGTAGATGTTTTCTTTGCTGAAAACTTAAACAAAAATATGTACCAGGAATATATGAATCCTTCTTCCATATCACAGCAGCATCAATTATATTTGTTCCAGTAATATAATAATATTCTTTCCATTCAAGATCTTCCCATCTCCATTTAATACCACCTATCTTCTTCATTATCAAAGGTACTGATAGGTAAGTATGAGTAGGAACTTTAACAGTATCATACTTCTCATATCTCATACACAATTCCATTGCATGAGTACATGAGTCCACTGCTATTGCATATGGAGCACCATAAAATTCTGCTAATAAATCTTCAAATTCTTTTATTGCACAATCTCTGGCAACCTGATCATTCAGCGGAACTGTATAACTCATAGTCGGGAGCATAAAATTTATTAAAGGCTTCCATGTCAGGTTCAATGTATGTGTGAAATACCTTCTTCGCTAACATAGTACAATTTGGCACAAAATATTTAGAGTCTCTTAAATGACCTATCTCTAGATCTTTATGTTCCCTACCTGGAACACTTCTAAGATAATTGTTAACCTTATCATTTAAGTGACTGTCTAATTTAAGTAACTTTATCGTACCATTATAATCCGAACATAGTCTTAAAAACAAGTGCTGTGGTGCGGTATGCTCATCAAATACATACTTCTTATTTTTGACTTGTTTAATTACCCATTCAGTAGGTGCTTTATATCTACACATAAACTCATTAAGTCCAGAAATCCATCTACTAACAGGATCTCTAGACATTGAAAAAAATGTATATCCACTCTCAACTAAAAACTTTGCCATAGCATCATAGTCATTCGCTTTAGGAAACTTCTCAAGAGGAATAAAACTCTCTCCTTCCATTAAGAATGCTGATGTTATTGACGTACTACCGCACTTATCAACATGTAAATAAACTAACTTACGTTTAACATCTAAGTAACAATTTATAAAACCATCTCTATGAATTGCTTGTCCTGGTAATCCTTTATGCAATTTAAAGGTAAATGTAGAGCAGTACTCAGGATACTCATCAACCAAATAATCAATAACTGCTCTTCTTACCATTTTGGAATCTTCTTATAAGTATCTTGAATCATAGGCATCATATCACCTTCTACTTTATCAATGATGTCATCTATAACATTAACATCTAAATCCATAAATGGTGGAATGATTCCGAGTATGCGAAGTAATCCATCAAGGAATAATGCAAGGCAAGTAAACCCAAGGATCATACTTATGATCGTAGCATCACGATTATGTTTCCGCATAGATGCTTCATCAATCGCTCTTGCTTCTGCTAGAGCATCCGCAATCATTTTATCCACTTCTGCTTTTGTATAGAAGTCTCCAATGATTGGGATATCGTGTCTATCTGGACTCATATCCCTCCTTTAATTACCATACCCTAATTGGTGGATCAGTAGGATGCCACATGCCCTCTTCCTCCCAATGATCTGGGACTGGTTCCAATTTAGGATAATGTTTTTTATCTTCTACTAATTCAATAATAACCGCATCCAAAATACGATTAAAAGATCTTGACATCTGACGATATCCAGATCCAACATACATTTGTCCAGCAAAGACAGATACTGTAGCAGCACCCCAGAAAATATAATACCACCTAGATTTAACTTGATGTCTTTGCTTTTTTGTCAATTTGATTTTAGTCATGTGCTGTAATTTGCATAGTATATCTGTTGGTAGATCCAACATTAGCCGCAATATGCGGTGTATCACCTCTCCACATTATATATTCTCCTTTGGTCCAGTTCACTACTGGTTTTGTGTCAACCTCGAAGTAATGTCCTGATTCCCAGTCATTTAGGAATACTAATATTCTACAGATTTTTTCTAATTTGTCAAGATTATGCATAGACTTATAACGTGGATAAGTATCCCTATGCTCTGGCATAATCGTTCCTGGTGGCATACAGTAGATAGATGAACAAGCATCTTGTAACTCGTATTTGTTAACAAGATAGTTCTTCACCTTAGTACACCAATCAGGAAGTCCTCTATATTCCTCTCTCAATAATCCCGTATAGTTAACGTAAAGATGTCCAATAGACTTCCACTTATCCACTGTCTTATCACATGGAAACTGTCTTCTATCTGGATATTCAATTTCAGATGGATCTCCCATCAACTCTAAAGGTATATTCAAAATTCTATCGACTCCCTATCTCTAGTAAACCAAGTAGCAATAGTATATCTAGTACCACCACGAATTGAAGTAACACCATGTAATATATCACTCGGTAAAAATACTACCTTACCAGTCTCAGGAATACACTCCGTACCATATTCTGGAAAAAATGTATGTCCACCATCATAGTCATCATTCAAATAACATATAGTAGTATAATCCCTCATTGTTAAATGCTCGTCCTTCTCAAGATCATATTCATTATCCCTATGAGGGTCCATAGCATAACTGCTTGTATCCGAAGCACGTATTCCAGAAGGCCACTTAACTACATTTGTATTCTCAGTAAAAATATATTCATCCTCAGGAAATAATTTAGCAATGGTTTGAACCATCATCTGATCAAATATCTTAAATCTTTTTTTAACTTCATATTGATTTACATTAGATATTGCAATAGTCCTACCCAAAAAGAATTCGTCCTGTAAATTATCATAATCTTTAGGAGTATTCTCAAACCAATCTATAACCCATTGGCATATCTCAGGTTCTATAAAATTACGGACTTCATGTATCAAAAGGTAAATCCTCCAAACTTATCCTTAAACTTAGTCTCAGGAGTATCCTCCTTATCATGACCATTATCAACTACACCTTCTTGTGCCTTTTGCTCAACATCATATAATCTCATCTTTGCTCTATCAATACCTACAACAAATCTCTTAAACATTGTAGGATCATTATATCTATTCTTTAATTGCTTTACCATTATCTGATTCATACCTTCCAACTCTTCTGTCGATATAAGTGCAAACATAAAATCAGCAGTAGCAGGAAGGCCAAAAGATTCAGAGGTGTCGGTAAGATCAACGTCACTAGAACCAAATCCGCTACGAGTAGTTTGAGTCGCTGAGATGATAGGAACATTCGCTTCAACAGCGAGACCACGGAGTTCTTCCGCAATCGCTTTGATGTATGAATATGAGTTGACTGTTGAGTTCCCACGGTAACGACTGGAAGCACAGATGTTTAAGTAATCTACAAATATTATATCAGGTCTGAATGACTTCTTCAATGCAAGTTCATTAAGTAATGCTTTGAAATGTCCTGAGTGTGCAGACGCAGTAGGGTATTCTTTAATGATAAGTTGCCCTTGTGTCTTACCCATAAGAGTATCAATCTTCCCTTGGAACATTGGTTTAGGAAGATCTGTTATATCTTGTATGTTGACATTAAGTAGATTAGCGTCAATCCTCTCCGCAATCTTTTCCTCTGCCATTTCCAATGTAATGTAGAGAACATTTTTGCCTTGGAACAACACTGAGCTTGCCACATGACACATGAATAAAGATTTTCCAACACCTGTGCCAGCGAGAGCAATGTTGAGAGTCTTATTCGGTACTCCACCCTTTGTAATCTTGTTAAAGTATTCAAGATCAAATGGGATCTTCTCTTCCTTCTTGTGATAGTACTCATAACGTTCATCAACATTACCAAAGTAATCGTGTCCTATATTATTATCGAAAGAAACAGCCAGAGCGTCAGACAAAATGCTAGGAATAGCATCCCTTCCTTTCTTGTCATCTTGTCCATCTGCAATTCCTATTGATTCCATTAGTGCTAAGTAAATAGCACGTTCCCTACACCACTTCTCAGTAGAATCTAATAACCACTGTTCATCCTGTGGACTATGTTCAAGATTACCAACTAAAACCTGAACGTCTTTAAGCAACTGTTCAGTAAGATCCCTACGATTTGATATCTCAATTAACAGTGCTTCAACAGTTATCTGAGTATCATACTTAGTTATAAATTGAACAACTTCTTCAAAAACTAATTTTTGTCCTTGCTCCTGAAAATAATCAGGCTCAATAAAAGGTATCACCTTTCTAGAGTATTCCTCATTGTAAATGAGATTCTCTAAAATAGTTACTTCAATAGTGTCCATTATCTGCCGTAGCTAAATTCTTCTTTTGCTATAGCATCTAATTTTTCTAATATCTCTTCGGTAAAATAATCTTCAGGATCTTTATAGATTGCTTTGGCATAAACCTTCTTACCATTAATCTCATATCTACCTGCGACATTTTTCCACAACCCTCCTATCTCACCTAGTTCTAATAGACCGTAATAACGATCTAATCCTCTCTCATCAAAATAAAGACGTATATTTACTTCTTTGTTTTCTTTGGAAAGTCTAGACTTGGCTGTCTTAGCTTTAATAATGTTTCCAACAACTTCGCTCTGATCCTTTTCCTTTTTTTTGCTGAGATAAATGATCGTAGACGAGGCGTACTTGAGGCCACTGCCTCCTCCCATTTCTTTAGTAGGGACGTAACTACCGATAACATCGTATGTGTGATTTGTAACTATAAGGGGTATGTTTGCTTGACCAAGTTTTAATGTTAGCATACGGAATGCTCCCTTAACAAGTTGAGATTTGGTCATGTCTCTGACTTGTTTATCATCTAATGCATCTCTGATTTCTTTTTCAGTAGACAACATTCCTAAAGAGTCTAACACAAACATACAGGGTTTGCGTTCCTCTTCAGATTTTTTTAAGTATATATCAACTGCCTTTAACGCCTTTGATCTAAACTCTTCTATGGTGACTACATTCACCACCACAATCCTATTTAGGTCAATCCCACGAGATTCAAGTAATCCCTTATTAACAGCAGCTTCAGTATCGAAATAAAGACAGTAACCGTCAGGATTATTGTCCAGAAAATTCTTGACAACTGCGAGGGAGAAGAAAGTTTTGCCAGTACTAGACTCGCCAGCAATGGCAGTAATCTTATTCCTAGATACACCGCCAAAAATAGAACCCGAAAGAAGGCTATTAAAGATGTAACTGCCCGTATCAATATATTCTTCTGTGTCGTCGATGTCTCTTGCGAGTTGGGTGTAGTCATCTCCGATTTCTTTTACAATTTCTTTAAGGAAGTCCATCATACACCTCTTTCAATTTTAAATAAATGCTGTGTTTGAAGTCTCTTTTTCTCCAATCCGAATGCTCTTTATGAGTAGCATCAAGAACTTCAAAAAATTCTTCTTTAGTCAAATCAAGTTCAATCTTCATCACTTATCGTGTTTGTGTGCAATTCCAAGTTCATGCATCTTAGCATGTTCTTTAATGGGATCTTTGAGTTCTTCTTTACCTGCTCCTACTGTTAGGTAGAATCCCCATCCAACTAAAAATAGTAACAGGGCAATGATAATGTAAACTAAAACCATAGTGGTAAACTCGATAGCGATATTATACCATCATTTAGTCTAAAAGACCATGCCATATTGCTCCCTGATAATTTTCTTGTAAGGACCACCAGGATTTGCATCTCTAGTCTCCTTTACAATCTTCAACTTCTGATAAAGTGCTGTGTCACCACCCAAGTGCAATGCACTTATAATAGTGGACAACTCTTTGTCGTCTACAGGTAATTCCATTTAGGTAAAAAACGCCTCCAGCGTCGCAGTTTTTTCTACATTCCAACCAATCGCATCAAGAATCGCTTTGAGAGGTTCAACAAAAGACTTCTCAAATTGTAGATCGTAATCAACGTAGTTGTTCAATTCAAGTTCCTTAGGGAAGTCTTGAATAAAAGACATCACATTCTCATGTATAGGATTGGGTAATTTTAAATAACAAAATTTAACCTTCTCACCATTACTGATGAATGAGTACTTTTTATCTAACTTATGTTTCTTAACATAATAATTAAACAGCAAAGCCCCCCGTATATGTATAGGAGTTCCTTTTGCATATATCGAATTTACTGCTCTATACTTCTCAACGTTACTTGCAGATCTTGGAAACGAGATATCTTCTGGTGGAAGATTCTTAAAATCCTTACGAGACTGCTCAATAAAATCAATAACATCATCTTCTGTACCATTCATTATAAGTTTAAGTGCTTCCTTAATTAACTGACGACATGGTGCAGGAGTAGAAGACTTAACTGCTTCAATACCCATCATCTTTAACTTAGCTTCTTCATATCTTACTCCTTCACTATCCCACACATTTAAAATATATCTTTTCTTAGCAGTCCAAATACCACGTTCAGCGATATTCTCTCGCTTCATTTGCATTTTTTGGTCGTAGGCGTTGACATACCTGGCCAATTCTTCGTAAGCACTTTCAATATAAGGTTCAAGTTTAGTTTGACACACCTTGTCAAGGAACCCAACAACGACCTCATTAGTTTTCTCTCGCCCCTTGTATACAGTCTCAACCAAAGGACCCAAGTTGAGATAGATACTATCAGTATCACTAGCAATAACATAATCTACATCCTCTGTTTTCAAAAGTTTATTCATATAGGCATTCATCTTATTCTCTATCCATCGAATAGATACTTGCCCAGATAAAGTAATCGCCTCGGCATTTGCTAATTTAAAATACCTGAAGTACTGATTGCCGATAGCACCATAAGCAGAATTAAGAGAGATCTTTTTCGCCATTTGGATGTTGTTGCATCTTGCAATTTCCTTTTCCAATGCCTCAGTGGGGGTCTTCTCATATGCTTGCTTTGCCTCCAACATTTTTTTCTTGAAGATCACACGATCTCCATACATCTTATCCATTAGTTCAGGAAGGAACCCACGAATATCCTTCCTATATTGTGCTCCATTAGCACAAACAGAATACTCACCGTCAAAGTCACACTCTTTGTTTAGAATCCGTTCAACGCTCGAGCTGGGATGTCTAGTCTCCCTGAGGGTCTCTGGACTGATATTGTATTGCATAATAAGATGAGGATACAGACTATTAAGGTCAAAAGAGACAACCCAATCATAGCGTCCTGGTTTCGGTTCCTTGACATAAGCTCCTGCGTACTTTGCGTCTTTATCTGTTTTTATCTTTGGAGGAATTACTATACCCCTCTTCTTTAGATAGTTATAAATGATTGTATCCCACATACGAACTTGATAAAATACGTCTTCGTAATTCACCTTGGCTTCATATGCCATAGTGAGTGCGAGTTCAATCAACTTCATCTTGCTTTCCAAACGGTCAACAAGTTCTACGTCAATTATATTATACTCTACAAACTTTTTCCACCCATTTGTATAGAAATCTTTAAATGTGTCGAATTCACTATGATCTAACTTCTTCTGTCCAAGTTCTACACTAGCAATATAATCCAACCTATAAGACTCCTGTGCCTTATAAGTAAACTTCTTATAAAGATCAAGATAGTCTAACTGAGATACACCACCTATATCATAAGCAATCTGTTTTCTACCAGCAATAAAGACCTCATCTTCAGTCACCAATCCCCAAGGTGACAATCTCTTCATTAATTTCTCACCAAGAATACGTTCTATCCTACGAACAATATATGGTATATCATAAAGTTTACTATTCCATCCCGTAATAACTTCTGGAGTATTATCCTCTATCATCCACCAATTGATAAAGTCATTTAGTAGATCATACTCATTATTGAATTGCTTGTAATATAGATTATCTTGATGAGTTTTAAATGGACCATTACCCCAAGTAATAATCTCTTTAGTAGCATAGTCTTGAATTGATATAAGGAGTATCTCTTCAGAAGCAGATTCTACATCAGGGAATCCTTGCTCGGACTTAACCTCAATATCAATTGTAACTAATTTAATCTTACTAATATCAAACTTCAATTCGTCGTCAGGATATTTCTCTGAGATGTACTGGTATATAAATCTCTCATTACCATATACATCAAATCCTGGTACAGGTTCATACTTCTTTATAAACTCTCTTGTCTCACGTACTGTTCCAGGTTTAACAGGTGCTACCTGCTTACCATCAAGAGTTCTATAGTGGGTCTTCTTTTTAGGTGCTTCAACAAAAAGGGTTGGGTAGAACTTCTCACGGGTTGCGAAGTGTTTACCATCTTCATAACCACGAACAAGGAAGTTATCCCCAACCATTTGAACGTTCGTATAGAACCTCATTACGAGTTCAGACTTTCATATGTATCTTTTATTTTACCAAGAGGTTCACATATAGTCAAGATTTTATCAGAACTAATCATAAATTCTTTCTGATTTGTTAGTTCACCCATCCAAGGTTGCAAGGTAGCATTACCATTTGGTTGAGGAACAATATTATAAGGATTGATTAATTTACAATCAGGTTCTCCTATGTCTGCTCCAACTTCTTCAATTTCAGAAACAACAGTTCCACCAGTATGGAACACTATTAACTGTGGGTTAAGTTCATCTGCCATTTAACTGTCCTCTTCAGGTATTACAATTGTTTTTTCTTGAGTCTCTTCAGTCTCTTTGAGAACATCATTCATATACATTGACGCTAGTTCGTCAACTGGGTCTATAAAAGTAACGATCCAATCCAAAGGTACTGGGAACCTAGTTCCTTTACCTAAAGGAATCCAAGGTGCTAACTTAATATCAAAAGAAGCACCACCACTCTCTTTATTAACAATAGGTTCTGAAGTTTTTACAACACATGGTTTAATAAAGAAGTATCCAACAACTTTATCGTCCAAAAGCATCTCTTCAACCTTTGTAATAATCTGCTCACCAGTTTTTATTACTGCTAGTTTATTTGCCATAATGGTTTATCTTATGATGGTATTATACTGCCAATAAAAAGGGGTGTCAACTGGATTTTGCCAGAACACCCCATTGCGGCGAAGATATTCAGTTTTATTTAGTCACAATAAACCAAACAATGTTGATTGGTTGGATGTGATCTACATTCATCTTCCCAATAATTTTCTTTGGGAAGATTATAGTTGAAGTCGTGCATCCTACGGATGTCACTCATAGCGTTTTTAATTACGCTGAATGGAGTAGTGAGTTTCATGATTGCACCTCCTACAAATAGTCCTTACGAGCATGATGCTCTGGTACAACTTTACCAAGTGTTACGACCAATAATCCGTCATCAAATCGGACATCTCGTACCTCGGTATCATCTGTGATTGTCCAGACCCTAGAGAAAGACCGCTTGGCCAGTCCTTTATGGACAAAAGTCTCAGCTGTCTCTGTGTCTTCTTTTTGGCCTTCGACAAATAATTTTCCAAACTCCGTGTAGACGTTGACTTCCTTCTTCTTGAATCCCGCAAGTGCGATCTCCAATCTGGATTCGACATTGTTTACTTGAATTAAATTATATGGGGGATAGTTTGATGTGGTTTCGTGTAGATTCATGAACCGATCAAAATAATCGTCCATCCCTATACTGTTCTTCATTATTCTATCGAACAGTACTGGCATATCTGCCGTGTGGAAACGTGTTAGGTTACCCATGATAGTAGCTCCTTTACTAAGCGAGTTTATGTTGTGTGTACCCTTTCGGCGTACACTACTAATTATACTACAACTTAGAAAAACCTAGGTCGGAATACCCCAAATTTTAGTACAGTAATCCGTAATAGATCTATCAGAAGAGAAGAAACCAGACCTTGAAGTGTTGATAACCGCCATGTGATTCCACTTATCACGATCTCTCCATGCATCACGTACACGTTCATGAGCATGTATGTAATCATCAAAGTCTGCACATACGCAGAAGGGATCATGATTCAAAAGGTTATCCATTAATGGATTAAAGACATCTTTATTACCCCCAGTAAAATGTCCACCTTTAATGAGATCAATTACTTCCCAAAGTTCTGGACTCATATAGTGCTTAGGATCATAGTTATTCTTCCATAAGTCTGCAATCTCAGATTCAGTCTTACCAAATAAGAAGAAGTTATCTTCTCCTACAAGTTCACGTATCTCTACATTAGCACCATCAAGTGTTCCTATAGTAAGAGCACCATTCATCATGAACTTCATATTCCCTGTGCCTGATGCTTCCTTACCTGCTGTAGATATCTGTTCGGATAAATCAGCAGCAGGATATACAAGTTCCCCTAACTTAACACTATAGTTTGGTAAGAAGACTACACGCAACTTACCATCCATATCAGGATCAGTATTAATAACCTCTGCAACAGAATTAATAAAATGAATGATATGTTTTGCCATGTAATAACCTGGTGCTGCTTTACCACCAAATATTACTGTGCGAGGAACGAAGTCCTTTCCGTTTTTGATATTAAGATACTGAGAGATAATCTGAAGAACAAGTAAATGTTGTCTCTTATATTCATGTATCCTTTTAACATGCACATCAAACATGCTATTAGGATCAACAGATATACCAAGATTCTTGAAGATATAATCAGCAAGTCTATGTTTACCTATTAGTTTTGCTGTTCCCAACTTCTCTAATAGATCATAGTCAATATTACTTTCTAATTTTTTAAGTTGACCCATATTAGTGATCCAATCAGAACCACAATATTGATCAAGAACTTCAGTTAATGATGGATTGCAAGATGCTATCCAACGACGAGGTGTAACTCCATTAGTTACGTTAGTAAACTTATGAGGCCATAACTCAGAGAACTCTGGCATCAATTGTGTCTTAACTAACTCAGAGTGTAAAGCAGCAACACCATTTACATGATGAGATCCTACAGTAGCAAGATGTGCCATACGAACATACTTGTTATGAGATTCATCAATAATAGATAACTTCTCTTGTATGGATTCATTACCAGGATAATGAAGTCTTACTACCTGTAAGAACCTACGATTAATCTCATAGATAATCTCCATGTGTCTAGGTAGGAGAGTCTTAAAGAGTTTAAGATCCCACTTCTCTAATGCTTCTGGTAAAAGAGTATGGTTAGTGTAGGCAATAGACTTAGTAGTTAACTCCCATGCCTGATCCCACTCCATATGATTGACATCCACAAACAATCTCATCAACTCTGCTACAGCAACAGATGGATGGGTATCATTTAATTGAACCTGCCAATATTCAGGGAACTGTTCAATAGGAATACCTCTTCTCTTAAGACTGTTAAACATATCTTGTAGAGATGCACTAACAAAGAAGAACTGCTGCTTCAGTCTTAGTTGCTTACCAGCATCTGTACCATCATTAGGATACAAAACCTTAGAGATAGTTTCTGAAGATACACTCTGTTCTACTGAACCAAGATAATCTCCAATATTAAATGCATAGAAGTCAAATGTCTCAGTAGCATCTGCTCTCCATAACCTCAATCTATTGCAAGAGTTAACTCTATATCCTAACTGCAATACATCATAGGGTACAGCAACTACTTGCTCATCAGGAACCCAACGTACCCTATAATGATTATGATCTGAGATATAATTCTCTACCTTACCACCAAATCCTACATGAACTGATTCATCTGGTTGACACAATTCCCAAGGCCATTCTCCATGCAACCAATTATCAGTTATCTCAAGTTGTTGATTCTCTCTTATAATCTGCTTAAAGATGCCATACTTATATCTGATACCATAACCAGTAGCAGGTACTTGTAAAGTCGCTAGAGACTCCATATAGCATGCAGCAAGACGACCTAGACCACCATTACCAAGTCCAGGTTCCTCTGCTTGTGTAAGTATCTTGTCTATATCTTGATCGTACTCTTTTAATGCTTGTTCTGCCTCATCACGGATTCCTAGATTAATAAGATTCCTATTAAGTTGAGGACCAATTAAAAACTCTGCTGATAGATATGCTACTTCTTTCTTCGACTTTGGTTTGGTGTCTAACCAATGCGTCATCATCTGATCTCGCACGGCATAACTAAGTGCCATGTAAAAATCATGTGATGTTGCGATATCTGGACGTTTACCTAATGTATAAAATAGACGTTCTTTGATACCATTATAAAGTAATGACATAATGGTGATACTACTAAAGAGATTATACTCTATTTACTCAGTAGTTTCCACTTTTTTCTTAGAACCGATGTTATATTTTTGTTCCAGGATCCATTCACCCTTATCTTTGTATGCTAAGACCTTAATTTGGTTCAATGGAGCAACATCAGCTATGCTCTCAGCATTGACTACAGATATGAGACCCCAATCAGAAAGCAAACGAGCGATACGATTCCGACGCTGAACGTCGTTAACAGTAAGGTTAGCGTGTTTCCCATCTAATGCGAATAATTCTTTGAAGTGAGTAATGTAATAGCGACCTTGCTTATGAAGAATGTGGCAAGATTGATATAACTTTTTCTCCTTCCTTGAGGCAACTCCAATACGTGTTAATGTCTCACGTACTTTAAGGAAATCATCTGGTTCGTTAAGCATAACCTCCACCATCATTTCAGGCTTCCAGTTAACTTGTGGTTCAATAGTACTAGTAGTCATGTCATTCCACCAATGTCAAGTCGTTGTTTAATAAAATCGAGTTGTTCTTTAGATAAAATATTCAACGCTTGCATTGCTTTTTCATTACTATATCCATAGTATTGTTTAACAAGGTCAAGGTTACTAATCTTATCTTTTCGCATCCACGGAGAGAATCTCTTCCGTTTCCTCAGACTATTTAGATAAAATTTATATTGCATATCCCTATCTAGAGAAGGATATTTGTTCATTTCATTAGCAAAGAGTATGCAATCTAGGTGTCCAGATAGACATTTGTTAATAATATAGGGAGGATAAGATTTGATCGCATCAGGATCATCAGTTAAATCCTCTTTAGTATGGTTGATAGAATTCAACCAATGCTTCAACTCAATTGTCATTAAAAGACTCCATTATCGTATTTACACTTACGACTCTGGCATTTGGATTTCTTGCAAGAGCAACTTGTCTTGCTTCCTGATAATCTCTAGCATATACATCTTCATTGAAGAGTTTGCCAGCGACATATAATTGAACTCTACATTTCATTTGAAGAACTCCATTAAACTACTTCTTTCATAATTTAGTAAAAGCAACTCTTTACGAGTACTTTGATCGCCCATGTAATCTCCTGTAGATCTCATGGTATATGTTAGTTCATATTCTGCTGCATCCCAACCAGCAAATCTATCCTTTACTAACTGAGAATTATTATATGATACTAGTTGGTGAGACTGACATGCCTCACAATCTTCTGCAAATTTATCATGATCGAATGTCTTATGCATTCCACCCTTCTTACCATATAGATTATCTTTAATATCATATGGTGGATCTAAGTATATAAAAGAATCCATTCCATCTTTCAACACCTCTTCATAAGAGTAATTTGTTATAACCCAATTGGATATTAACTCTTTATACTCTGGAAGTTTTTCAATTCCTCTAACTGTAAAGTTGGAGGTACTTGCCTGAGGTGAGAAGGAGGAGGACTCAGTGAGACCAGAAAAAGAGCACTTGTTAATAATGTAAAAATTACAAGCACGAGATAATTCGGATTGATCACTTTCATTTAGTTCCTTCTTTGCTGTCTCAAAAAGTTCTTTTGCTTTGTCTGGTGTATTGTATTCCTCTTTAAGTTCTAACAATCTCTCAGACATAACATCTCCAGATTCCTGAAGTTGCTGCCAAAATGTCGCTAATGGTTTATATAAATCATTTACCCAAATAGGTAAATTATTATACAATTTAGTAACATGTATTGCAAAAGACCCACCCCCAATAAAGGGTTCTCTATATTGCTCGTAGGTTGCCAAATTCGGTAGATACTTCTCCATCTTTATACAAGCACGAGACTTACCACCAGGATACCTGAGAGGTGTTTTAAGAGACTTAAGGGACTTCTTCATAGAATGCTCTCTAAAGATTCTAGAAGTTCATTTGCAGTAATATTCTTTACAGATGGTTTAACATTCTCAGCAAGCATAGTGTAATCACCTGCTTGAAGTTTGAATGTTGCACCTGCTCCATCAAGTTTGGATCTACTCTCCACAATATCCCATGTTGTAACAGCAATACTCATGTTCTTAGTATCAACCAAAAACATATACTCAAAAGTTTTTTCCAAGTTTTGTTTGCTGCGACCAGGCATATTATTTTTCAGGATAACCTGTTTGCATGATCCATTCTTATTAAATAATCCCAAAGAACCTTTCATCTCATAAGGGACTCCATCATTATCAACGAAGTCTTGACCATCTGCATAGTTACCAACATAGGTTAGTTGACCACCAGAATGCTTCTCAAAAGACTTCTCCTGTAGATAAGTCCTAAGAGGACGAAAGGCATTAGTTTTTAGTTCAGGTGTGTTAGTTGCATCAACACATCCAAAAAAACTATTCAAATCACAAAGTTTAATGTCAATCATTAGGGAACAATAATTCCGTCTTGTACAGAATCGGGAGTTACAATTTTACTAAACTGATTAGCATAATGATCTATCAATGCAGGATTGGGATCACCAATATAAACAACATGCTCCTTGCTAAGTGTTATATCCTCAACAGGACTAGCAAGAAGAGGTGTCCAAGATGCGAATCCGATGTTACCATCCTTGGTTGGAACTGCTACGATCCCTCCACGAATTGTAACTGAATCATCAGTCTCTTCTAGTACGTCTGCTACAACATCTTCTGTTGTTACTAAACGGATGACTTTTACATCCATGTCTTTTTTTGTTCTTGCTTCGTTAGTCATTTGAATTTACATTCACACATTAGTTCGGTTAATGCCGCTAAGAGATTAATCTCTTGATCTGCAACAAACGCTATCTGATATTGATACTTTGCAATAATCAGAACTGCGGCAGGTATGCTGCTAGGTTCCAAAGAATCATACATGCAATCGTAGATTCTTCTAAGAATAAGAGCAGGATCATTATCCAAATTCTGAACTACCCATTTACGGACTTCCGTAAAATTCTTACTCTTTAAATGTTTTACTAGATCCTCAGTCTTAACATCCCCAAAGGTTGCAAGAATTGCAGAATCTATCTTTCCACTTACTGAGTATCGTTGACACTCGTTGAGGACTCTTCTCCAGTCTGGGAAGTGTTTGTTGATGAGTTCTGCGAGGACTTTCTTATCAGCTTCAACCCGCTCGTTGTCCAAGATGGTATTAAGTCTGCTGAAGAATTGTCCAGCGATTGCTGGTTTTTGTTTTCCTGCGATTGAGAACTCGATGACGGAGCATCTCGAATGGAGGGGTTCAATGATTTTGTTTTTGTAATTGCAGGTAAAGATGAATCTGCAGTTGTTTGAGAACTCCTCAATAGACGCTCTAAGAAGGAGTTGTACGTCGGAAGTGGTATTGTCTGCCTCGTCGATGATGATGACTTTATGCTTCGACTCGCTCGTAAGAGAGACGGTAGATGCGAAGTTCTTTGCGTTGTTCCGAACAGTGTCGAGAAACCTGCCTTCATCTGATCCATTAATGACATAATAGTCTACTCCTAACTCATTACACAGTGCTTTTGCTACTGTTGTCTTACCACATCCTGCAGGACCAGAAAGAAGTAAATTAGGTACTTCTCCTGCTTCCAAAAATTCAAGAAAAGTCTTCTTGATATTCTGAGGTAAAATACATTCTTCAATTGTCTTAGGTCGATACTTCTCAACCCAAAGGAATTCATCCCTCATAATTTTTCAATCTCACATAATAAGGTGCTAGAACATGAGTGTTGAAGTTTTTATCAACAATACCCCTTTCTAGATTTAACTCTTGGAGTAACCCCCAATCGTCAGTATCCCCAATAAGGATCTGAACCCATTCTACACCATCTTCAAGCAATTGGACAGCCTTATCTTGAGATTCTGTCCAATCTTCATATTCTTTTTCAAATACGATGTTCTTAGGATAAGAATCATCTAATCCGCATACTTTGTACATGATTAGGAGGGTTCCAATGACGAATTACACCAGCAGTAATAAAACAGTTAGTAACAAGATAACTGACAAAGATAACGCTGCGAACAGCACATACTGCATTATCATACTTTGCAGTTTTATTATCCGAGAAACTTCCCAAGGCATACTTCCAAATCTCCCATAATTTAATCATTTCATCATTTCCATTATAGCATAATAAACAAATACAAGAGATGCAATACCATCAAGTATCAAAATAATTCCTAAGACTCCAAAACAATTTAACTTAAATGGTGCATACTTTTTCACTTCTCAACTAATCCATCCAAAGAAGGTATCTCTATTAATTCACGATAATCTTCGTGAAGTTCACATCCGATGTAATCTCTATTTAGAGACCTTGCAACTCTAGCAGTTGTACCAGAACCCATAAAAGGATCTAATATTATATCACCTGCTTCACTACCTGCTCTTATACATGGTTCAATAAGATCAGGAGGATAAACTGCAAAGTGTGCTCCCTTATATGGTTTATTAGTTACCGACCATACACTTCGCTTATTCTTTTTAGCGTATGATTTACTAAGACCAGTGTGAGGGTTGAGTCCTGTCCCTTTATTATGATACTTACCGTTTGTCCTGTCCCGTGTTCCCCAATCCTTAGCAGGTTCTTTAATTGCTTCATTATCATAATAATACCTCTTGTTCTTACTTAATAGAAAAATGTATTCATGTGATTTGGTACACCTATCCTTCACACTCTCAGGCATTGGATTAGGTTTATGCCATATTATATCCTGACGTAGATACCAACCATCAGCACGTAATGCAAATGCTAACATCCAAGGGATACCAATTAGATCCTTCTCCTTAAGTCCCTCTAATCTGTTACCTCTCTTTGCACACTTGTCAGGTAAATCTTGTTTAGTCTTACTTACTGTTTGTTTTGGTAATGCTTGTCCTTTACCAGGTCTATAGTTGTAATAACTATCTCCTATGTTAACCCACAATGTACCATCATCAGTTAGACAATCCTTTACCAACCTAAACACTTCAACTAAGTTTTGTATAAACTCTTCTGGGGATTGTTCCTGACCTATTTGGTTCTCTTCACCACCATAATCCCTAAGACCATAATAAGGCGGTGACGTTACACACATCCTCGCCTTATCGGTATATGAAGCAAACTGTTTTAATGTCTCTCTACAATCTCCATAGAGGATAGAATTTCTCATTAACCAAAAGATGAATCAGGTTCTAATGCAATAAAGTATGTGAGATCATAGTCCTTACACTTAAACCTAGATAATAGTTTTTGAGATACTACAACATCATAAGTACCAGGAATAATTTTAATATTCTCTACCTTGAAGTTGAACATAAACTTATCTTTAGTCTCACCTACTGTAATAGCAAAATCATTAGAAGTATCATTCTTCTTATCTCTAACAACAACTTTTACTACTCCTGCTTCACCAACAACTGCTAAATCTGGCAACTGATAAATCGCTGCTGCTTTGAGCAAACGATCCAACTGTTGTGTATTCAACTCAAATGATACATCCTCACTAGGAAGATCCAAATTCTTATCTGGAGGTGTGACTATTACACTAGGATCAGCAAAGAAGTATTTGGATCTCATTCTACCTTCTTTGATAACCACATGATTATCATTAGTAAAATCCAAGTCTGGATTCTGATGCAATCCCATACCATTGAGGAATTGATTCAAATCATATATCCCAAAATCTTTTGGGAATTTTTCATTAACTTCTGCTTCCGCAAGAATGTTCTTCATCACACTCATAGTGCGAAGTTTACTACCCTCTTTAAAGAGAATAGATTGATTAATGTTGCTGAAATTCTTAAGTAGATTAACTGTTTTATCAGAAAGTTTCATAACGAGTGTTAGTGTAATCAGGTTCTTTAGTGTTGCCACTGAAGTAATAAAGAAGTAAGCAATAATGCATTGCTTTTAGAATATCCTGTTTTGCAGATCCCTTCTTATCATAGCGACTCAAATACTTAAGTGCATTAGAACGACAGAATGATTCTGCATCACCTACAGAGTGAATAAGATCGAGAGTTTGAGTATCTGAATTCTTATTTGTATAATGTCCTCGATAAGTAGAAGAGACATAATCTTTAAGGTCTGCAATACCTTTATCTTCTTCATACTTTTGAGATTTAAAATCTAGATTTGGTTCTGGTTTTGGAATCTCAAAATTTATAGTATCTGGAGAAGCATAGGGATTACCAGTAATACTGATCTCATCACCCCAATCTGGTGCTGCTCCAAAAGTAACTACATCAGTACCAATACCACTGGTATCAATTTTAATCTCCTCTGCTGCACCAACCATATTCTCTACTTGGAAATCAACTGCACTAGCATAAGGATCGGTTCCACTAAGACTAAAATCAACACCATCCATACTTGCAAATAAATCTTTATCTTTAAATGGATTCTCTGTTAATCCATTTCTATCCCAATCATACCAATACTTAGAATGTTTGGGTTCTGGGCAAGTAAGATCATAGTCCTCACTCTCTAATGAGGTGATCCTATCGGCATCTTTTGCCTTTGGTGGATCATACTCATCAGATTCCTGAGGGGTCACTCTATTCTTCTCATCACTCATAGTAGACATGCTTTTCTCCTAGTATTATATCAAGGATTGATCTTCTTGTCCATCTTCTTCTGATGGTACGAAGTTAGGATCAACTTTATCATAGAGTTCAAGGAATGACTGTTTAGTCTCATCATCGAATCTATTAAGGCATATGTTAACTGCCTTCTCTTTGTTATTAAAGATACTAAACGCTCTAATGATGTGTGTCAAACGACGAGTTGATATAACTTCATCAATACCACCATCATAGAATGTTTTACGGATGATGTCTGCCCAGTCTACAAGACGCTGACAGAAGTCAGAGTGTTGATTAAGGTCATGGTCACCCTTAGATAGTCCAACCTCTATTGCCTTTGCTACAAGGATCTTATATTCAGTTGAAGGTGATGGATACTGTTGCTCAAAAGTTACACAGAATCTCTCTAAGAATGCTTCATTAAGAACATTAGTTCCTATGAATCTACCATCGTCAGATCCCTTACCTTTTGTATTAGCAGTAGCAAGAACATTAAATCCTGGAGCAGGTTTTACAAACTTACCAATCTTCTTAAGGAATACTCCTTTACCTTCTAAGATTGACTGGAGGCACAAGATCTTGTTAGAGGCAAGATCAACTTCATCCAGAAGCAAGATTGCCCCTCTTTGTAATGCTTCGATAACAGGACCGTTGTGCCAAACAGTGCTGCCATCAATAAGACGGAAACCACCAATGAGATCGTCTTCGTCCGTTTCGACTGTGATGTTGACACGAATTAACTCCCTTCCTAATTGAGCACATGCTTGTTCTACACTAAATGTCTTACCATTGCCAGACAAACCAGTGATGAATGTTGGATAAAATAATTTGGACTGAATAATCTTCTTAACGTCATTGAAGTTCCCAAACTTAACAAAAGTTGAATCCTTCTCTGGGATAAGATTTTGAACTACAGCAGGAGTAACAGTAGGAGCAGCAGGTGCTTTGAATGAACGTTCGATGTTCTCAACTGCTTTAGTAGTAACTTCCAAATTCCATTTACCCTTCTCTACTTTATGCTTAAGTAGTTTTTTAGTGACTGTCTGATAACCAATATCATTCATGGCACAGAAGGCACGAATATCAGCAGCAGTAAATTCTGTGCCGTATGTTTTCTTCAAACCATCTTTGATCTGGTCTTCAGTCATTTTAATTTCAAAAGGCATAATGTTTTTTATTTGTTATACACATTATATACTCTTATACCATACTATTCTCTTTTAGATGTTCCAGTTCTTTAACTGTCTCTGATAGTTTCTGAATTAAGTTATTTGCTTGTTCAGTAGTAATACTAGGTGGATGACAATGCACACACCTAGCAATCATATCCCATTCTTCTCTTGTTAGCATTATGCTATTAACTCCACGAATTCCCCTAAGACCTTCTTATTTAGTTTCTTAGTCTTCAAAGATTTAATAAATGCTCTCTTAATTTGTGCTTTAGTAGCAGAATTTTCAACTTCAAAATCATCGCTTTGTGCGAGAGTAGCAGATGATAAACCAAAGTACTTATTATATCCATCAAGTTCCATAGAGAAACTCTTAGTCTTCTTCCATTGTGCTTTTGCTTTAAGTGCTTCTGGAGAATTCCATCCTAAGTAACGATCAATAAAGTATCCAGAGTCACGAGGAGCAAGAAGTCTAATACCAACAAAGTTAATACCTTGATTATTATCCTTTACATACTCTATAAGAGTGCCTGTAAACTCATTCCATGCATGCTTGATCCTATATGTTCTACCATTCTTACGATTACGTAAATGATCCTTTACTGGATTAATAGAATTGCATCCTAAGTATGGTTTATCTTCCCAACGACGTTCTACTAGTTTATGCTTAGGAAGATGATTTGCTTCACCATCAGTAAGGATAACACATTGAACTTTTTGAACACCAGTATCCTTTTTAAACTTTGGAAGGATTTGATTTAGAGCAATAATAGTCTCATTTAAAGGTGTACCAGATAGATTTAATCTTGGTGGAGTAGGATATGAACAATAATTCTTCATTCCATATGCAATCTTCCAGATCTGAATCATCTGCTTCTCAGACTCTTTACTGTTTGATTCACTAGTAAAGAATTCCATTAAAGAGAATCTATCATCTACAGCAAGCAATCCTTCCTTTGGTTCATAATGTTTGATAAGATCATATCCATTATCAGTGACAGTACGATTAAACTCATAAGTAAAAGCATAAACCTTAAAAGGAATACCAACCTTTCTACAGAACCATACAAGATTATATAACTGCTTAAGAGTATCCATTAAGCAACTTGCCATTGAACCTGACCAATCAAGAATGAATACTAGACCATGATTCTTACCATCAGCAAGAGTTGTTACCTTCTTAAATAGATCCTCATTATACTTATAGGTATGAAGTTTAGAACAATCTAAAACTCCAGTCTTAGATACTGTTGCTCTTGCATAAGAGTCTGCTGCCTTCTTACACTCAAATTCCTTTACCAAATAATTAACTTCTTTTTGTGCGGATTTTCTATACCGTTGATATTCCTCTTCAACGTGAGCATAGTCTTGCAATAGATACTCAAATCCTTCATTATAATTTTTCCTATCCTCGTCATGCTGTCTCCAATATTCTTGTATGTAAGTATGAACAGCAACATTTGGATTGATAACAGTATTTAAATTTAAATGAGGTAATTCAATATATTCATTTGGTTGTGCTTGATCATTAACTAAATCTTTGATTGCTTTTGCTAATGCTGTGTCAGTTCTAACTTGAGGTTCTGAATCCTGCTCAGAAGGACCACTTGCATCATTTCCTGTTGCATTATCAGTAGTATCCTCATACTCTGTATCATCTTCACCTAAATCAGGACGACCAGATTTTGGAGTTCCTTCTCCATCAGTATCAGTATCAGCATCCAACTGATCTTCATTATATGATTCAAAGACATCTTCATTCATATCATCACCCTCACTATTATTTCCTTCCATCTTCATCATCGCTTCAAATTCTTCTTCTTCCTTCTTCTGCTGTGCTTCTTGCTCTGCAAGTTCTTGCTTACAGTAGTTGTATAACATCTCTGCTGCATCTTCTGCATCTTCAAAAGTCTCTGAATTAGAAGTTGCATCAACAATCTTTTGCTCTTCCTCATTAAATTTGATACCCATAAAAGGACCAATTTTAAAGTGAAGATTCATTCTATCTGCAAGATTCATCTTATCAATATCAACACCAGCAAGATCAAAGAAGTCATCCTTATATAATTGGTTATAACCACCATAAAATGTTTTAGGAAGACCTTCGTACTTACGCTTCATCAACTTTTCAATACGAGCATCTTCTGTAACATTAATGAATGTCTGAGGAATACCTTTTCTTGGATCTCTATTAGGTGTGAATAGTGCATGCCCTACTTCATGAGCAACCAACATATCATATACATTCTCTTCTGCATCCCACATAGGCAAAGTCAAAACACGAGTATCAACATTAAACATTGCAGTCTCTACTTGTTTATTCTCTATAATCAAATCTTCAGTAGCAAGTAGTTTTGCTAGTTGTCCTTTGATCTCTAGGTTGATTGACTTGTTCATGTGTTTCCTTTATATGTACACATTATAAAACCCCTTCCGTGGGGAAGAGGTCATAAGTAGACGCTTTTTTAATTGTCTACGTCTTTCTCTTGCACTACGCAACGCTTGAGGTTTAAGCGTTCGCTTCGGTTCTTTGCCCGAATTGTGCTGCCAGTTAGGTAATTTCATCGAACTTTTTAAGTGAGTCCTTAAGATTGGATGAACAATCAGGAGGTTCAGGTTCCACTATACCATGAATCTTCTTCCATTTGTTGTGCAATGCACCCATCATCCAAGATTGAGCAAGACTCCTTGGTCCATTCTCAAGCAAATCTAACTCATACCTACTAGAGGTATAAGCCTTATATTCCTCTCTCCAATTAGAATCATCGTATGGTTTGTCCACCGATCCAATCCTCCAGTTCTACGGTTTGTCTCCACCCGAAGATAAGTCTCAGAAGAGTATTCTGTGCAAGTGTTTCTCTTGCTTCACCAGGTCTCTCAGGTATATAGGTCATTCTACTATCTAAACAAGTAATCATTCGTGCAACTTGATTGACAGAATAGTTCTTACCATTACCTACATTATAGACACATCCATAATACTCATCTTTAACATCAGTAATGGCAGCAAGATAATTTGCCTGTACTACATCAGATACATGAGTAAAATCTCTACGTTGCTCACCATCACCCACAATAGTTAACTTTTCACCTGCTTTCATTTGACGTAGGAAGATGCCAATAACAGGAGCATATTGTCCTCTTAATGGTTGACGCTCACCATAGACATTAAAGTATCTAAAGATAACAGTCTTAAGACCAAATAGATCTGTATACATCTTGCATAACTTCTCACCATTCACCTTTGATACTGAATAGGGATTCAAACAATCATCATCTTGACATTCTGAATTTGGTACACTATTCATACCATAAGCAGATGAAGTAGATGAATACATCACCTTCTTAACTCCTGCTTCTCTAGCACACTGAAGTACTGTACAGGTTCCTACAGAGTTTATTTGAACTGCTCTAATAGGGTTCTCTATTGCTGGTTGAATTCTTGCTTCTGCTGCAATATGAAATACATAATCTACACCATCATACAATGGTCTAGTATTCTCATAATCACAAATATCAAACTTATGATTCTCTGCGTTCTCATTCCAGTAGAACTGATCATGAGCATCCGAATACTCATTGTCAATTACAACTACCTCATGTCCTTCTGCAAGAAGTTTATCTACCAGGTTTGATCCAATAAACCCTGCTCCTCCAGTTACTAATGATCTTGTCATGATGCCATCCTGCTGAATCCTTTAATTTTTTCAAATCTAATTACATTGGTGAACTTATCCTGCAATCCCTCTTTATGAGAGATTACAAAGACATTAGCGTCCTTAACCACATATCTAATTATCTTCAAAAATTCTTCAGTACCAAATCCATCTAAGGAAGAGTCAAAAGTCTCATCAAAAATAATCAAATTACAGTTGAGTGAATTTTTTATTTTAGCAACTTCTCGCCAAGTAAACAAGAGTGCTAAATCAATTCTCATCTTCTCACCTTCAGAAAATGAAGCATAAGAAAAATCCTCTTGAATAGGAGATCTAATAGACTCATTGAATTCTTCATCCAATGCGAAATTAATATAGAACTCCATCATCTGAAGGTATCTGTTGACTTGTTGATTAATCAACGGAAGATACTTCCTGATAATTTTGGTTTTAACACCGCCATCCTTCAGGAGATCAGATACAAAGTCGTATTTTATTATATCATCTTTTTGGGATTCTGCACTAACGCAAGCAAGTTCAAATTGTTTTTTAAAATCTGCTAACTTCTCATGTTCAGTATTTCTGTCTTCAAGTTGAGTGGTAATAGTTTGAATTTCCTGTTCCAAATCTCTGACTTGTCTTTGATAACCAGAGACTTTTGTATTAACTTGAGAAATGCCATGCGTTAGATTAGTTACCTCTTCTGTTAAACTAATGAAGGTGGACTCCCTCAACTCTTCCTCTTTAATTGCATCCTCGAGCTCTTTATACCCAGATTGCAACTCTTTTGCTTTATTTTGGGAGTCCTCAATTTTATTTATTCTGAAGGTCTCTTCGATCTCTTGGGTACATGTGGGACAAACCGTATTACCTGTGAAGAACTTATGTTCATTGGTGATGGTTGCTACTTTCTGTGATATTTTACCTTTAAGATTTCCTAACTTCTTAAGTTTTGCTTTAGATCCAGAGTATTTTATGACCTCTTTGTTCTTATTACTTAACAACTCTTCAAGTTCTTTTTCTTCTTTTAATAAGTTATCTTGCTCCTTAATCAACTCCTTAATATTCTTCTTTTTATTATTAATATCCTTCTTACCTAATGCCTCAATCTCATCTATAAAAGATTGTTGCATCTGATACTTCTCTTCCAATGTTATCTTTTTAAATTCTAACTCTCTTATAGAATCTCTAACAGACTTAACTCTCTCCTTAAGGATACTATTCATTGAAGAGAATATCTTAATATCAAGTAAATCCTCAATAACCTCTCTCCTATTAGAAGCACTCAGTTGCATAAAAGGAACAAAATTGCTACTACCAAGAATAACAATCTGGGTAAATGATTTGTAATTCATCTTAAGAACTACATTCTCTAACCAAGTCTGCTGTGCATTTGCATGAGAATCCTGATTTAATAGTTCTCCATTTTTATAAATCTCAAACTTATTAGGTTTAATACCTCTTATAATCTTCCATTTAACTGTACCAATAATAAATTCTATCTCTACTACAGTATCCTTTTCATTCATCGAATTTACAAGGAGACTCTTAGTAACACCTCTATATGACTTACCAAACAACGAGAATGTTAAAGCATCTAATAATGTAGACTTACCAGCACCATTATTACCAACGATTAAAGTATTAAACTGAGATCCATTAAAATTAATATTGGTAAAATGATTACCCGTGCTAAGAAAATTCTTATATCTAATAGATTTAAACGTTATCATTATCAGGGGGTATCACAAGATCATTTTTAGTAATGACTGCATATTCATAGCCATGCAGTTGGCACGTCTTGACGATTAAATGATCATCAACTTCTAGGACATTTAGGTCAGGATGGTCTTCCTTTTCCTCTAACATCATAGCAAATCTATCACAATCATCTTCCTCCTCAAATAGATAGAGAACCTGTCTACCTTCTTCATTTGTAACAGAGTACGCTCCTTGGTCTTCTCGACCCTCCAGAGTAAGAATATACATTAGACTAACTCACACGCCTCTTTATAGATCTCTTGAATCAAACTTTGAATTTGAGACTTATTGATATTAGATTCAGATTCCTCAACATACTTACTCAATAGAGATATTGTATCTTCAGATTCTATATCAATATTATCGTGATCTATTTCTTCTTGGAAGTTTTCAACAACCTTAAGTTCAGCAACATCAGCAGCATATAACTTGTCTATGAATTGATCAAACTTCTTAGGAGAAGACTTCTTTTTTACTAATAATTTTACTATCTTATCGTTAAATTGTCTAGCATCAAATGTTTGATGATCATTATCTTCATACGTTATTGTATAGAATAATCTATAAGGATTGCGTATCTCTTCAGTCTCTAATGTCTCTGTATCAAAAATATGAAATCCTCTATCATCTCCAGTATCATTAGCAAACATCTCATATGGATTACCTAAGTAATATATCTTTCCATTATTAGATCTTGTATGGTAATGACCTGAGAATACCTTTGCAAACTTATCGAATATATCAGATTCATATCCATCCATCATTACATGACCACGAGTAGCAGTAAACCCATTGATCTCTAAATGACCCATACACATCTTTGCTTTTGACTTAGCAATCTTAGTCAGCGTCTCTTTTTCATTCTCACTATTCATCCAAGGAACGAATAAAACCTTTAACTTACCAAACTTTGCTTCAGTTGCTTCTGAATAACAAGTTATATTAGGGTACTCTTTAAGTAATAAATCTATAGCATTTACTTCGTTGGTATTCTTATAATAAGCAGTATGGTTACCAACAATAGTATGGATAGTATAGGATGTAAGTCTATCATAATAATTTTCTTTTGCCCATTTCAAAGCAGCAAAATCTATTCCCTTCCTATTATCAAAGGTATCTCCCATATCAATAATAGTATCAATCCCACGCTCCTCTATGGCAGGGAAGAATATATCATTGTAAAACTTTAGAAAATAGTCATGGAATAACTTGGAGTTCTTACGAGCACCAAAATGCTGATCTGTAATAATTGCAACCTTCATTGTTTAGTCGTGTTGCTTCTTGTTCTGTTTATAATGGTAATGAATTTGTCACCAGCAAATGTGCCAGCAAGACATACATCAATCTCATCACCATCCTTCCAATTGACAGTGCCGTCCTTCTTGGTATGCTGCATTAATACTGCAACCTTGTTAATTACTTCTTCAGTTAATCTCATTATGATCTAGACTTAGAATGAATACTATCTTTAATACTATTATAGTCAGAATAGTTACCACCGTCACTTAAACTATCATCATAAAAGACTTCTTCATATCCAGTCTTCTCAAGAATTTTATTCTTGATTTCTAATTGCTTCTTCTCTTTTTGAATTCTCCTGAGAAACGCATAATGAATAATCTGCGTAAAGTAAGCAAAAGGATTTTGGGATTTCTCAGGATTAAAATTATGTATGTACTGAACGCAATTTTC